ATCGCAGCTTCTCCATAGGAGCTCCTTATCAGCGTTTCAATCGGTTGGAGATCGCGCATATTGATCCACCATGAATCTTGCGTGGACTTCTTAAATCGTGGCCGCTTTGCCATCGATACCGGAATCCATCCAGTGATATGGAATTCTGGAGACTTGCCAGTGACCAGCACTGCGATGTCTGTGTTCCTGTCATTCGGATAGACGATGAGATGAAATCCGGATTCTGTGTGCTTGACCTCGATGCCGTTGCCAACATCCGCCACGCGTTTATATTTCGACGCGAACGGATTGAAGTCTTTGCCGTAATACTTGGCCACGATCCATTCGGCTTCGATGGCTTGCGCTAGCTCTGTGACCTTCTCGTGGAAATTGAGTCCGCGATGGTAGCGCGGCTCTGATCCCATTGTCTGATCAGCTGTTTCGCATAGCATCTTTATAGCTGCAAGATGTGAGAGCTGTTGCATTTCGAGCGTTGATCTATGCTTCATCGTTGGACTCCGCATTTGATACATTCGCGCCATTGGCGATTCGTCTTGTCTGTGCAATAGATCCAAGTGTGAAAGCATAGCCATCTCATTTCGCACACTTATAGCAGAAGAAGAGAATCGATTGTCCGTCAATTCGCTCCATGACGCCTTCGCTCTTTGGTGTTGCCTTTGTGCAGTTGTCGCAGTAATCCCACTCATCGCGTCCGAACGCTTGAATCGCTCCCACGATTACACCTGCGGCTTCCATGTGCCAGAGCTAGTCATGACGTACCACAGCGGATCACATTGAGAAGCTTTGCTCTTCTCTGTGCAGCTGAAATTCGCCCATGCTTTGCCAGTCTTCTGGCTCGTACCTTCACGCCAGATTCGTGTCCCATGTTGGCAGCGTGGAGCTTCTGCCATCACTTCAGCTCCAATCTTCTCCGTGATTGCTTCAATTGCTGATCCGATATTCGGCACACCTACATCCTGCGAGATTGCCCATGGATCAGCTTCAACGATTGGAGTGCTGTGCTCGACTTGCTCCATATTCTGTCGAGTTGGGCGTGAATTGGTAACGCCTTCCGGCAAATTCAAAGCTCCAAGCACGAGATTTAAGCATCGTCCAATCGCAGAGCTGACCGTGTCTTCGACGAACCATTTTTTCATCTGGACGTTATATGTTGAGACGTTGCCGAATGCGTAATCGATGCCGGCTGGCAGTGTGTCATCGCTCTGACGATAGACGCGAGCTTCTACGAGAATGTAGCCATCCTTGGCACTGAAGTCGATAATCGATGTCTCGATGCGGCCTGTGCTGAAAGTTTTTTGAAATCGCGTAATTCTGGCGGCGATGTCTTCGTATCCGTCCAAGAAGCTCATCGATTGTTCTCCTTAGCTGAGAGATGGCGTGATACTGAACGGCCGCGCAAGTAGCCTTCGCGCTGACCATCTTTGAGTCCGATTGAATATCCGATCATGGTGAAGAGACCGACGGCCAAGATGATGGCGATCCACATCTGCACGAATTCGAATGTTGTCATGTTATTGCTCCCGAATCTAGAGAGCTACGTTCGAGCTCCCTGCAAGAAGCGTGACGGATGAAGCTGGATTGGTCAAGAATCGCGCTCGACTTTCGGCGTGTCTTCCGACAATTTCGGCTTGTCTTTAAGTCCATTTGATGCCAAGACTGAGCCCAGAGCTCCAGTCAAGAAGATTGTCAGCGTTGAAAGAAGCTCGATGAATGCTCTGTCATTAGGAGCTTGATCGCCTAGTGGCTGAGTAACGAAGATGAGCGCGTACAGCATTCCAAAGACTGAGAAGCAAAATGTCGCAGCTAACACGACTCCGATGAAGACGATGAGCCGAGCTTTAAGCTGCTCATTTGTGTAGCGCCGAGATTGCTTCACGTGGATCATGCCCGAAGATGTCTTCCGTACATACACCGGACGCTTTGCACTGTGGCGGATTGCATTCCGGAGATTCCCAATTCTCGTAAAGTTGGCAGTCATATCTCGTCCATCCTTGGTATGTGCACGACGACAGCGAAAGGATTATCCCCAGTCCAATCGCTGCCGCCAGTGCTTTCCGGATCACTTTCCCTTGGTGATTCCGAACGATGCGTCTGATGGATTTAAGAAGCGAAGAATGACAGGCAGTACGGCCGCAAGGCCAGCCATGCCAATCGTCTTCGGATCTGTAACTCCGGCCATATAGACGGCCAGTGATGCGGCTAGGAATGAACGAAGCCACGATGCTGCAAGTGCTTGGATTTGTTTCATTTTTTCTTTTTGCCCTTCTTGGGAGTTTCTGTGTGAATCTCCACATCTGGAAATTCTCCCGAATATGCAACAAGTCGAGCGCGAGCAAATCCGACGACTTCTTTGCCAATAGCGCGACGCTTGATCATGACCATTCCGCCATTTCGCTGATCGCCAGTGCCGGATGTGTTGCCTTCGATGCAGACGACGAATCCTGTTTCCACTTTGGCCACGATACCGATGTGAGAAATCCGATCGATGCCGTCATGTGGAAAGTCCATGAAGCAGAGATCGCCGACTTGCGGCTTGTCTGCAATCCAGCGACCGAGATCTTTCATCTTGTTCGCTCCGGCAGCTGTTGAGACCATCGATGGAATCTTGATGCCGGCTTGATCAGCGCACCAATTCACGAATGATCCGCACCATGGCAAGCCATCGGCTTTCATAAATTTTCCGTACTTGGTCAGATTGTCGCCTTCTTCAATCGTGCCGACTTCTGCCAAGGCTACTTCGACAAGTCGCGCAGCTGTGCCAGTTGGATATTTCATTCGGTCGGAATCTCTTCAATTGGATCAACAAGCACTCCAATAGATTTGAGATGGTCATTGTCCGGTGCGTGGAATTCTGTACCATCCCATAATCCGTGAAGATAAGGAATCGAATCCTTTACTGCTACAACATCGAGCGCGTCGGTTGCCCACGCTGCAATATGTGACTTCTCCAAAGATTCTACAATCAGAATGTTTTCCACTCTTTGATCTGATTTTCTTACCAATGCAATTTGCTTTTCCATTATCTCTCCTTATGAAACGTATCGAAGAACGACTAAACCTGAACCGCCAGCACCACCAGCAAGTGCAGTTGAAGCGTTTGTCGCTGTAGCACCACCGCCGCCACCGGTGTTCGCTGTCCCAGCTGGTGCTGCGATATTTACCGCTACTGATGAAGTACCGCCAAAATTCGCTGAAATAGCTGTGTCAGGCCCAGCACCGCCAGAACCGCCGCCGCCGACATTTCTGCCCCAGATGTTGACTCCAATGCCGCCGTATTTGGCCGCTCCGCTTCCTGCTAAACCTGAATAACCGCCTGTTACGCCCACTGTAGTTGGAGCAGTATGCTGCCCAGTTGACCAACCATTGCCATCCCAGAAGCCATAGGCACGACTATTAGCCGAACCACCAAAACCACCGCCACCGCCGCCAGATTGACTAGAAGACGTTAGACCTTGACCGCCGGCAGAAGCACCTGCTAGCCCAGTAACATTCGCCGCCGCTCCACCGCCACCGCCACCGCCACCAGTAGCGCTTGCATATGTTGTGCCGGATGTGTTTCCCACAATTGATGATGTGCTACCGGTTGAACCTTTACCGCCGGCAGTACCACCAGCACCGCCGCCGCCAACTGTAATGTTCAAAGTTGTATCACCGCCAGCAATTGCAAAGAATGCTTCTCTTACTTGACCAGCACCGCCAGCACCACCGCTATTTGCCGCTGTTGCAGTTGAAGTCGCACCGCCACCGCCGCCGCCGCCAATTATTAGAGCCCAGATACCTGTTACACCTGTTGGAATTGTCCACGATGCATTTGATGAATTGAAAACTGTTTCGGTTAAGTTACCAGCGCCACCGCTGCCCCATACTGGCACTCCGCCAGTTACTTTTAACACTTGATTTGTTGATCCAATAGCAAGCCGCGCTGGAGTATTCGCAGCGCTTGCGTAAATTATGTCTCCGGTGTTTGTCAATAATGTATCCGGAATCTGTGCATCGATTTGTGCTTTAAGTGTTGTATCGATTGATGATCCCAGCGAGCGGATCGCAGCTGCTCCATCTTTAACGAGAGCCGTATTGTCTGGAGTTGTCCAGCCATAGTTCGTCGTCGTTGCCATGTTTTCTCCTTATGTCTAGGCGACTATTGTCGCATTTTCCCAGTCTAAAGTCGGTGATATTGTGTTCCATGTCTCTGGAGCTGGCACATCGCTCCACTTCATAGCTTGCAAGCTGTAAGCCACCGGAGACAGATTGATTGTCAAGCTAAGTCGATTATATGAAGACGAGAATGTCCATCCCTCGACGAATCCTTGGAATGTGCCGTCAATCATGTTCACCGGCAAGTCAGTGACATCCACCGGCAAGCCCATAAAGATGCCAAGCAAATCATCGCGATCAGTGTCATCGATTTCAGAATTTGTCAGCTCGAAGCTGAGAGTCTTGAAGATGTCGGATGGATAAGCTCGGAGCTCTAAATAGAATTCGGCTTGACTCAGAGCATCGGCTGAATTGTGCAGAGTGGTCGTGACGATGTAGCCCTGTTGGCCATAGGTCGCAATCGATGTCGCATCACTGGCAGACTCTTCAGCTGAAGACGTTGAGTTGTATTTGACCGTTACCGAATTGCGGAGATCGCCGGTACGACGTGCCACTGAAATTCCATTGGCGAGCGCGTGATTGGCTGAGAGCTCGCTGTATCCATTCGCTGCAAGATATTCGCTGCGATGTGTTGCATCGGCGTAGCAGATTCGCCCTTGGCCATCTTCGTATAAGTAGCCAAGTCCAGAGACGGCAATCCCAGTCACGATGCTGAGTGCCGTGGCGCGTGATGATGATCGAGCTGCAATCTCGTAGTCGCCGGTGTCAATTTCGCCAATTCCAGAATTCTCAGCGTTCGCCCACGTCGTTGTCGGATTGTAAGTCGCCCACGTCAAAGCTGGCGGCACTTCTTCCCATGTGTTAAAGAGCAGCGGCTCTAAAATGTCATAGATCTGCTCTCCGTCAAGCTCTTTTGGCAAGACTCCATCGACGAGAATCTTGGCAAGCTTGGCCAGTGCTCCCATGGCGATGATCTTGATGGATTGCGTGACCAAGACTGATCCTGCGCTTCGAATTGTCTGAGAGATGTCTGTAACATATCCGCCGAAAATTGGCACGAATGTGCCGCTCGAATCTTGCACTTGAATAGCGATTTGATCATTGAGATCGGCTGCGATTGTCTGCTCTTCGTCTAGATTGATAATTTCCACGGAGCAATATCCGGCAGCTGGCTGGACGTAGAAGTCAGTACGACCGGACGTGATTGAAAGATTTGCCAGTGTTATGTCTGTGTAATCGACGCCGCCGATTGTGACCGACCAGACCGGAGACCAATTACTCATAAGCGGCTAAAAGCTCCGACGGTTGAAACTATGCCGCCGCGAGCTGAAGAGTCTTGGAATACCTGCTCGACGGCTCGTGCTGCGCCTTCTGGATCTCCCACGATGCCCATGTTGATCGTCACACTGGTCGCAGCTTCTCCACGGCGGAATGATCCGACATCGAATGAACTTGATGGAGCTGTGAGAGCGTTGGCTTGATTTTCCAAGACTCTGAATTCTTTTGTCAGTGCGTCGAGCTGTTTAAGACCTGCGCTCTTACTGATGCCACCGGTATCGACCAAGAATTGAAGATCCGAGAATTTGCCACTGATGTCAGTCAGACGATCGACGAGATTCTTTGCGCTAGTTGCACCGGTTGGCGACATGATTGATCCACCGCCGCCGCCGCCGCCGCCGCCGCCGCCGGATATTCCACCACCACCAAATCCGCCAGCACCACCGCCCGAAATTCCGCTGCTCGATGATCCGTTCAAATATGTGCCGGACTGAATTGGATTTGAGCCGCCAGCACCACCACCGCCGTCATTATTGTTGGCCAGAGCATTTGCGCCAGCTAATACGGCAGCACCAATCGCCACAGCTGCAACGCCGAGAAGCGGATTGAGAGCGAATGCTGAAGCGACACCGGCGACGATTGCAGAAGCTTTGAGAGCGTTATACACGGCGATGAGACCTTTGACCGCTGCGATTGTCGCAGTGACGCCAGCTGCAATCTTTGATACTACAAAGACGCCAGCTATGACTCCGCCGAGAATGATGAGCTCATCTTTGAACGCGACGATAGTCTTGATTAGACCTCTCACGCGCTCGCCCCATTCGAATGCAGCCTTGGCTGACTGATCTATCCCATCGACGAATCCATCTTGGCCAGTAAGTCCAGCGACGAAGAGATTGATATTCGGAATCATGACATTGAGCAAATATGTGGCAAGTCTTTCGACCACAGGCAGAAGAGCCGCGCCGATAGATTCTTGCGCTTCGTCGATTGCTATCTTGACGCGTTCAAATTTCTTGGCAGTTGTCTCAGCTTCATTCTCTGCAAAGTTGCCGAATGTCTGAGTGAGTTGCTCCATGATCGCATTTGTGTCTTTTGATTTGAGCAGATTGGCATCGAGACCAAGACCAAGACGACCGAGTGACGCTGCGTTGCCGTCGTACGCTTTGCCTAACGCATTGGAGACGGCTTCGAGCGGCTTGCCGGTTGCGGCTGAAATATCGAGCGAAAGATTGAGAAGCTTCTGAGCTTCTTCGACGTCATTTGTTGATCGAGCTAATCTGGAAAATGCTGGACGAAGCTGGTCATCTGTGACACCGATTGCGAGCGATGTCTTGTCAATCCACGCACCGACTGACGCAATCTGCGCGTCTGTGGCGGATGTAGAAGCTTTAAGAGTCTCGGTGAGCTTGCGCTGTGCAGCTTCATCATCGAGCGCATTCTTGATAGCCTTGGCTGCATAAGCTCCGGCGGCTGCTCCGGCGGCTGCGAATGCGAGCGCGGCCTTCTTTCCAAAATCTGTGACACGATCGCCGAAATTCTGGACTTCACCGGTTGCGCTTTTGACTCCCTTTTTGAGCTCGTCAAGATCGGCGTCGAACGTAACCTTTACTTTTGGAATTCCGGCCATTACGCGAGCCCCACCTTCTTGACAACATCTTGGATCAGCTGGATATATTCCTTAGCCACTATTGGCGTGTAATAATCCACAGCTGGATTGATCCAATATCCGCTCTTCTTCGGAGCAGCTTTGAATCGATTTGTGTATTTGCGATTTATCTCATCGACTCCGGCATGGCCGCCGAATTCTGTGCCCCATAGAAGAGCTCCGGCTGGAGCTTGTTGCTGACGGACTCTCGTCTTGCCATTCTTCGAAGTCTCGCCGCCGTACTTGCGGCCGACCTTCTTTGATCCACCAATATCGACGCGAATGAGACGATCGCGTGGAGTCGAAATTGATTGAGCGACGAGCTTTGTCTGTGGAGCTGGAGCACTCTGCGAATACATGAAGAGCTGACCAGCTAGACGCTTGGACATCATTTGAGCCTTGTCGCGAATTTCATTCTGTGAATCTTTCGGCAAAGCTGAAAGAAGCGAGAAGAGCTGTTTGAGCTGTAGCGGCTCGACTTGGATCGAGACACGACCCTGACCGCTAGCTGTTGCCATTTCTTTTCTCCAGAATCTCGATTGCTGTATATACGTCTTCAGCTGTTTCGAATTCGCTCCGAGACTGGCCTGTTGCGATGGCCAGTTCCCAGAGCAATCGATTCACACTTCCGACGTCGTAGCTTTTGGGCTGGAGTCACCGACTTGAATGTCTGAGACTCCCTCTGCCCATGCTTCGAACGGCTTGACCGGCTTACCAGCTGCCTCGCGTTTCATCGCGTGATACGCCAAGAAGAGAAGATCTGCGACGCCGATCTTGTCTTGCGCTTGGCTG